ATACCAGTAGCACCTTGGGCACTTGTTGCACCAATTGTTCCTTGGAATCCTATTGGACCTTGAGAACCTTGAATACCTAAGTCACCCTGCGGTCCTTGAGGACCTGGGCTACCTGCACCTACAGTACCTTGATTACCTTGAATACCAATTGGTCCCTGTATACCTGCTCCAGTATCGCCTTGAGGACCGAATGCACCTTGTATACCTTGTATACCTTGTGGGCCAGGTGTACCTACACCAATTGCTCCATCAATACCTTGAACACCTTGATAACCTAAGTCACCTTGAATACCTTGAGTTCCTGTACCTGCTTCACCTTGAGCTCCAGATGGGCCTTGTACACCTTGAGGACCAGTTCCTCCAGCACCCTGTGAACCAGTTAAACCTTGGAAACCTTGAGGGCCCTGTGTACCCTGTATACCTTGGAAACCGTCTGCACCAACACCGCCAATACCTTGAATACCTTGAACACCTTGAGGACCAAATAAACCTTGAACACCTTGAGAACCAGCTGGACCTGGTTGACCTTCACCACCATCAGCACCTTGTAAGCCTTGTGGCCCGTCAGAACCTTGAACACCTTGAATACCTTGAGTACCTTGGAAACCATCAGCACCAGTTCCACCAATACCTTGAATACCTTGAATACCTTGGAAGCCAGTTAAACCTTGTGTACCAGTTCCATCAGCACCTTGTGGACCTTGTGGGCCTTGAATACCATCATTACCGTCAGCACCTTGAATACCTTGAGTACCAATTCCTCCACCTGCACCCTGGAATCCACCTGCGCCTTGAGGACCAGCAGGACCTTGAATACCTTGCGCTCCAGTACCAGAAGAACCTTGTAAGCCTTGGAAACCATCATTACCTTGGATACCTTGTAAGCCTTGAAGACCTTGAGCACCAGTTGCGCCTACTCCGAGAGGTCCTTGTAAACCTTGTGTACCTTGCGGGCCGCGAGCACCAGTAGCACCTTGAGCACCAGCACCAGTACTTCCTTGTATACCATCAGTGCCTTGTACACCTTGGATACCTTGAACACCTTGAGGACCTGTTGCACCAGTTGCACCTGCGTCTCCTGTTCTAGCAAATGTGATTGTAATATCGTCGTTATTTGATAGTGTGCCATTACCATCTACATGAGCACAAGCTACGTTGAAATAACCACCAATTGGTGTAGCTGAACTGATTGTATATAGATGGAATATCTCAGGTGAACCAACTTTTGTAATCTTAAAGTGACCTTTAATAGGAGATGTAGAATCATCAATGGTTGCTAAGAATGTAGAAATATCAATAAAGTTGTCATCACGATTATCGATGAACATTGCTGTACCAGAAGATAATGTACTATTATTGATTCTTAACTTACCAGTTCCTGGGTCGCCATTAACTGTGCTTGAGTCGAATGTATAATCAAATGTTACACCACCAAACGAACCTGTTGTTCCTTGAGTACCTAAAGTACCTTGAGGTCCTTGTACACCTTGTATACCGGCACCTGTTGCACCTTGTAAACCTTGAACTCCTTGAGTTCCTTGAGCACCTTGAATACCAGCTGGGCCTCTTGGAACGAATGTAATTAGTGTAGCAGGACCATGAACTGCATTAACAGAAGTCTGCCAGTTGGTTACATTACCATCAACGTAGTTGACATCCCAGTAACCGTAATTCTTTGAACCACTATCCCATGTCCAACCAGTAATTTCATAAATTAACCAATGGTGTCCAGCAGGACCAGATCCATCTTCGTAATTACCTTCTTGTATTTTGAGATAACCTTTAACTGTACCAGGTTGTCCAGCAATAAAATCAAAGAAGTCATCTACTTCTTGGTTATATTGGTCAACAGGAATATCATCGATTGTAATTAATGTGGCTAATGTTGGGTTTGAATTATTAAATTTGAAATTATTTGCGCCTGGGTCTGTACCACCAAGTGTATTATTAACAAAGTTCCAAATAAATGTTAAGCCACCATATTGACCTTGCTCGCCTTGAACTCCTTGTAAACCTTGAATACCAGTTGTACCTTGAACACCTTGAGTACCTTGACCACCAGTACCGCCCTGTAATCCTTGCAGACCTTGCAATCCTTGAGAACCAGTAGTACCTTGAAGACCTTGTGTTCCTTGGATTGATTCTCCTTGAATACCCTGTATACCTTGAATACCAGTATCACCTTGAATACCTTTTTCGCCTTGTACTCCTTGTAAACCTTGAAGTCCTTGTGGTCCCTGTAAACCTTGTAATCCCTGTATTCCCTGTAAACCTCTGTCGCCATTTCTTGAGAAAGTGACATTTAAATTAGTGTTATCTGTCATAGCAGTAACACCGTTTAGTCTAGTTACAGCAAATTCCCAATAACCTGTTTTATCTGTAATATCGTCAATTCTTGCTAAGAATTGGTCGTAAACGTTTGTTTTATTTGTAAATCTAACGTAACCTTTTGGTGAACCTGTAAGTGCAGCTAATTCAGTAGCAACACCGTCCATAACTGCAACTGAACCTTTATCTTCATCGTCAATCCAGAGTTTTAAGTTAGCAGAAGCAAAGTTTGTTGAGCTAAATCTTAATTTACCAACACCTGGGTCAGCGTCTGCTGCTGTTGCATCGTAATCATAATCGTAAGAAATACCACCAAAATCACCAGTAGAACCTTGTACTCCTTGTACACCCTGAGTTCCCTGTGGTCCCTGTACTCCTTGGATTCCTTGAGGCCCTATTACTCCCTGTAAACCTTGAGTTCCTTGACTACCGGTTGTGCCTTGAACTCCTTGTGGGCCTTGTAAACCTTGTAGTCCTTGCGGTCCTTGTAAACCTTGAATTCCAGTAATACCTTGAACACCTTGAATACCTTGGTCACCAACAATACTAAATGCTACTAATAAAGGATATTGTGTCCAAACTCCATTCCCACCATTATACGCTGTAAAGTCTTCTCTTAGCGCATTACCTGCTAAGAATGTAACACTAAATTGCCAATAACCAGTCCTGTCTTCTAAATCGTTAATTGCAAATAGTACATAGTCACTAGGATTGCCACGCTTTGTAACTTTCATTACAGCTTTATCGGCACCTGCTTGACTATCTATTGTTGAGAATAAGTTATCTAAGTTGACACTGTAAAATGCTTCATCGTCAACCCACATTGTATCAACTGTAGAGAAATTGGATGTGTTAGAAAAACCAGCATCATTCCAAATCATGTTTCCTGTGCCAGGGTCGGCTTCAGAAGTCGTAGTACCTGTTAATCTATACTCTACAACATGACCAGAATCATCACCGTTATAACCTTGTAAACCTTGAATACCAGTATCGCCTTGGATACCAGTTGTGCCTTGAATACCTTGTGGGCCTTCGCGTCCTTGTAAACCTTGAATACCTAAGTCACCTTGAACGCCTTGAACACCTTGAGGTCCTCTTCGTCCTTGGATACCTTGAATACCTAAGTCACCTTGAACACCTTGTGTTCCTTGAATACCTTTTGGACCTTGGAAACCACGGAATCCTCTTTCCCCTTGGATACCTTCATTACCGAGTGGCCCCTGAATACCTTGGAAACCTATAGGGCCTTGAAAACCTTGAACACCTCTAAACGAGCCAATATTTACCCAAGTACTTGAACCGACATAAATCCATAACTCGTCATCAGCTTCATCAATAACACCTTCGCCAATATTGGCAGATGGGAATGCTGTATTAAGAGTTGCTTGTGGGTCACCGCCTGCGTCAACATCTGCAACTGAACCGATAATTGTAAAACCAGGTCCGTAATCACCTTGAAGACCTTGTGTACCTTGAATACCTGTAAACCCTTGGATACCTTGAGGTCCTGTACCAATTTCTAACCAACTAGTACCATCGGAATAATAAATTCTATTGTTGTCAGCATATACGACCGCACCTTCATATACGGCTACGTCAAGTGTAATAGGAAAAGGTTGTGGATTACCCCAACCTATTAGCTGACTTTTTCCTGTGATTGTTCCAAAGGACATTTAAGTTATTCTCCGTTTATCATTATTAATATATTTATTGGTATTTAAACAACGTCATCTTCTTCTGATTGACCTAATGTGAATGATAATGTAGCATGTACTGCTAAATCAGTATCTGCTAAAATCTCTAATGTATCACCACTCTTTAAAAATTGGCCATTCAAAGGAATTGCTGTTGTTTGATATCCTGGTACTGGTAAGTTTCTTAATATGTAAAACTCTGCATTAACATCTTCACGGTGAGTTCTAACATCAACGTTTACAGTATTAGCTGTTGTATTACATAAAATTAATGGTGAAATAACTTCACCAACACCCGGTTCAACTGTTGTCGAACCACCAAAAACTAGTTCAGGTACTTCGTATTGAGGTACTTCAATAAGAACTTGCCAGTTAGTGGATACGACCTTATTAATGGCAACTGGTTTTGCGTCAGGTGCCTGAGAAGTTGTAATTGTTGTTATTGGCATTTTTCTTTATCCTATTCTTTTATAATGATGCTCTACTGTTAGAAGCACGTCTTGCAAGTTTTCTTACAGATGATGTAAATGGTCGACCTTCAATTCGTCCTGTTCTACCATTAATTCTCAATCCTCTTGCGAAGTACTGGTTATTCAATTCATCAGCACCCGACCATCGTATTCTACCACCATCCTCATTGAGTACCGAAGCAACAGCTGAAATAGCAGCACCTAAGTTTCTGAAGTTAAGTGGTAACGCGTTTCTGTTAACACCAGCCGATGCACCGTTAAACTGGTGAGCAATGGATTCGACCAATGCTCCGAATACTAACGTTTCAGGTCTAAGTACATTGTCTTTCAGACAATCATTAAATAAGCCTTCAACCATCAAGCTGTGCTCTGAGTTAGGTGATAGATTATTAACAATATAATCTCTCATTCTATCCCATGCTCCAACGAATGCGTCTAGAAGGTCAGTATTGTTAGCTCCTTCTAATACCCAAGTACTTCCGTCCCAATAATATATATTACCAGCGTAGAAGCTTGTTGTTAAGTCAGTCGCAACAATATATGCCCAGTTTGGTTTTTGTCCAGTTATAGATGCTAAATCAGATAATTGAGCAACTGAACCTTTGTATTTTAATCCTTGCATTGTTGGATTAAATACTGGGAATACATGAGTTCCGTCATAGTTGAAGAATGATGCAGTGTATGTTCTTACAGCATTCTGTGAACCGTTATCACTATATGTTGGTACTGGAACATCTGGGTCAAACTTATCATAAGCAAAGTCATTGTAAACTGCTGTGAGTAAGTTTCTAGCATCACGTCTTGTTAAATTAATATCAATGAAGTCGTAAGCAGCATTTACAAATCTTACTGTATCTTTCTGTAATTGCTTTCTTCGTTGTTCGATTACAGCTTGAGCATCAGTAAATACTCCATCGCTGTATGTATAGTCTGGCTCAGTCTTAACTGGTAAGTACTTAGTATCATTGAAGATTTGTGTCTTGTAGAATATATCAGCAAGTTTTTGTACTTTCTTGCTCTCTACATCTGTAGCAACTTCACCGATAATAACTTGACCATCGTATTCTCCTAACACGATATCAGCACAGATTTTACCAAGATGTCTGTAAGACTTAGCAGTTGGTACTCTCTGGTCTTCTGGTAATCTATATACTTGGTTCCAGAAGTAGAAGTCTGCGTTCCATCTTGAAGCAGTGTTACCACCATAGTTCAAGTCGAAGCTGAATGCATCAAGTAAATATCCAGTATCTCTTCTGCACTTCGCTTTGTTATAGTCAAGTACATTGAAGTTACTATTAATAAATTGTGTTACATCAGATGCAAGCTCTTCAGTATTATCAACAATACTTTGTGCAGCATTTACAAGTTCAGTTGTTTGTGTACCAGTTGAGTATGGTCTAGGTAATTCATCAACATCATTTGCTCTAATAACATTTTCAATGTAACCAATTAACTCGTGAACTTTTGCGCCTTCAGTTGCTGTAGCAGCAGTACCTGAAGTATTTTGTGGAGTCAATGTATAATTAACTGCGTTGGTCACTGCAATTTCTTGTACAACTTGCTCCATTGCATCTCCAAGGAATTGGTAAATGTCAGCAGTCTGTACTCTTGTATCAATAGGTAATACTGATATTCCATTCTCGAAGTAAATTCCTGCAGCTTGACGCATTGCAAAGTTAGTCTGGTTATTAATATCGTGAGATGCTGCATCAATTAAGAATCCAATATCTCTTCTACACTTAGCGTCTCTAAATGATAGTCCGTTATGTGTATGTGATAGGTAACTAATTACTGCTTGACTTAATACTTGTGATTGACTTTCCATTATCTCTTTAGCAGTGATAAAGTTATCGCCCATCCAAGTTTGGTCAACATCAATGCGATCAGGTATTGTATTTCTGACTTCGTTAGAATCATCAACCGCGTTAGCAACAATCTCTACAAGTTTTCTTGCTTCAATACAAGTATTTGGATTAGCACCATGTATTGCCATATCTTGTGCTTCAACTGATTGATATGATTCCATACCATTCCAGTATTCGTATTTTGTTACAATATCACCTGTGTAATATTTTCCTGTTCTTGGGAATAGTTTTGTTTCAATATCCTTACCACCAGCAACGTGTTCAATGATTTTTGCCATGTGTAAGAATGCATCTCGTGTTCCCATTCTTTGTTCGATTTGTAATCCTGTATTAACTGCATTTTCAAAATACATTCCAGCAGTTTGTACTGTAGCTGCATTACCACCGTATTGTATATCATGAGCAACAGCATCAACAATATATCCAGTATCTCTTCTGCATTTTGCTTCACTATATGGAAGTACTTCGAAGTATGTTGATAGGTGGTTAAGTACACCAGATTGAATTGTTGCTTTAACATTTTCAATTTCACCAAATGCTGATTGGTTAACACTATCATAATTTTCAAGTGTTGGGAAGTCAACAGGAGGTAACATTAATAATGTATTATTTGTAATACTATTTGCAACTAAATCAAATAATGCTTCAACTTCATCACCGATTGCTCCACCAGCTGAACCTGAACTAAAGTCTTGAGTTTCAGCATTACCTGCAGATTTCAGTCCAGCAATATCAATGTCTTGTACAATTAAGTTAGCACAATCACCGATGTGTGCGAATGCAGCAGCTGTTGGTTCTCTTTGGTCGAGAGGTAATACGCTTACAGCATTTTCAAAGTAAAGTTTAGCATCGTTAATTGTTGCAAAGTTACCACGATGTTGTGCGTCAAATGATACAGCATCAATTAAGTAACCTAAATCTCTTTCACACTTAGCAACATCGTAAGAATGTGAAGGTCTATTTGCAGCTAACCAAGCAGTGATTTCAGCTTGTAAGAATGCTTTGTTATTCTGTAATTGAGCTCTACCATTAATTCTGTTAGGACCTGCTGCATTAGATGTATAATTAATAGCATCAGCATTACCAGAGCCGTTTGTCATAATATCTATGATTTCGTCAAACGATGCAGCAGTTGCATCTTTCATTGATTTATCAGATACCGCATTAATGACTAATTCTTTTGCATATTTAATAGCAGATACAGTTTCAGTTAATTGTTCGTTAATTACAGCATCAGCTCCAATCGTACCAATTCTATATGCAAGTCCGTTAAATACTGCATTGAAGTTTGAACCAGTTAATACGTCAGCTTTAACAGCATCAATAATAATACCTATGTCACGCTTACATTTATCTCCATCAAAGACATAGTATCTATCCTTGAGATAGCCTTGTACTTCTTCAATGATAAAGTCTCTGTTGCGCTGAATGTTCTTTCTTGCTAGTGTTCTGTTCGGGTCAAACGATGCTTTAACTAATGTTGGTAATTGAGCTTCTTCAATATTAACATCATCAACAAGTTCTGCAATTGTATTGAGAAGGTCATGTACTCTTGTACCAGTTGTAGCATCTGCAGCAGTACCATCAGTATTCTGATAAGGACCAGTGCTAATTGAATCAGCATCTGCAGTTACAAATGTATGTGGATATTGGCCTGAACCTCCGCCACCTACATTCATTGTAATTGTTGTTGAAGTTACAGCTGTAATTGTAACTGGTTTATTATAGTAAGGGTGATGTGCTTGAGGTGAAGTATGGTTTGCAGCACCTCCTCCCATATCACAACTAAATGTTACGCCATTAGGCTTCAACCAAACTTTATTACCAACGTCTAATGTATGTGAACCGATTGTTGCGACATATACACCAGTTGCTGGGTCATAAGTAGCATTTGTTGGAGTAAATTTAGTATGAGTCGTAGCATGAGCAACTTCTTTAACAACTTTTTCAGCAACATCTGCTAAATGACCAAATGCTAATTTTGTAGGTATACGTTGTTCGTATGGAAGAACGTTAATTGCTTCTCTTAAACCAGATACATTAGCAGTGTCTTCGTATTCAGATAATGTTTTAAATTGACCTTTTACTTCAACCGGTAAAACGTTAGTTGAACGTTGTTGTTCGTAATCAGCTGATTGAGAATTGAATCTTCTGAAGTAATAATCGAATACCTCGAGAGTATTTTCGTTTCCGCCGTATTCAATATCTCTTGAAACAGCATCAATCATAAGACCAACATCTCTTTCACAAACATTCTTGTCAAACGGTAATCCGTTATGCTCATCTCTAAGGAAGTCAATTACTGAAAGTGATAAGTTTTCTGTCAATCCATCAATTGCTGCGCATGCAGATTTCATTGCATCTTCAACATTAGGTTCGATGTATTCTGGTAAATGGTCAAGTGTATCATCAGAGATTGCTTGAGTTACAATATTAACTCTTGATTTAGCAAGGTTAGCAACTTCAATTCCGTAGTCATCACCTGAAGTATCTTGTGTTTGGGCATTACCTGTTGTAGGTGTTATAGCAATATCTCTAACGATATTCCATACTACATCTGCAATGTGCTCCCAAGTTTTATAAGTTGGGTCTTTTTGGTCAGCAGGTAATACGCTTACTGCATTTTCAAAATAGAGTCTTGCGAAGTTAACTGAACATGTATTACCACCAAATTTAACATCTTGTACTAATGAGTCAACTAAATAACCAGTATCTCTTTCACAATCTGCAACACTGTATGTTAGTGATGGATATTGGTCTGCGATGAAAGCAGTTGTTTCAGCAATAATAAATGCTTTATTAGCAACTAAGATATCAGCAGCATTTGCATGATTATAACTTAATGCAGCATCTGAGCCGTATGAAACTGTTCCAGTATTACCAGCACCATTCTGCATGATGTCGATAATTTTATCAAAGTGTTGGTTAGAACGAGTTAATGCAGTTCCTGTAACACTTGGGTCAGCAGCAACTTGTGTTTTCAAGTAATTTACTGCAGCTACTGTTTCTGTTAATTGGTCATTAATAACTTTATTAGCACCTACAGAACCAGTTCTGTAACCTAATCCCATAAACTGTGAATTCCATGTGGAACCAGTTGCAATATCTCTTCGTACTGAATCTAATATAAACCCAGAATCTCGAGTACATTTTTCTCCGTTAAATACGAAGTAATTTGCTTCAAGATAGTTTGATACTTCCTTAGCTAAGAAGTCTTTGTTAGTTTGTAATTGCTCTCTAGCATATTGACCTTGAGAGTTATAAGTAACTTTGGATACAGCGTCTTTTTCAACACTTACAAATGTATGAGCTCCACCAGAAGATACAGCAAGTTGAACAGTAACGTCATCACCAGCAACATTTGTAATTGCCATTGGAGTTCTGTAATTGCTATCACCTTTTCTTGGATATGAATGTTCAGTAGCATTACTATCTTGAGCACATGTATAAGTGAAGCTATAAGGAGTAAACTCAATATAATCATCAGTTGTTAAATCATGCCCTGGAATTGTAATAACTGAAATACCAGTTGCTGGGTCATAAGTAGCTGTTGTTGGTGTGTAATGTTTAACATAGGATGCTGGGTCAGTAAATACTAGAGCATCTGAATCTATAGCTCCAACTTCTGCACTTACAAATGTATGTGCTCCACCAGGCCCTGTGCCGACATTCATTGTAATTGTATCAGCACCAACTGCTGTAATCATTACTGGTACTTTATAATATGGGTGATGTCCTTGTGGTACTGCATGGTTATAATTATTACCATCTAATGCACAAGTAAATACCACACTCTCAGGTGCGATAGATACATAATCACCAGCCACTAAATTGTGTTGACCGATAGTTGCTACGAACTCTCCAGTTGCTGGGTCGTATGTAGCTGTTCTTGGTGTATATGTTGAAACATATTTTGCAGTCTTAATATTATCTGCAGTTGCTGATATAAATGTATGTGGAGATGTATCAGTTGAAGTACCAACATTCAATGTAATTGTTGTGTCTGTCTTAGCAGCAACTACTACAGCTTTCTTATATGCAGGATGCTTTCTCTCACCTTGTATAGCATTTGTGATTGCTGATACGAAGGTATGTACTCCACCACCATTTTCTACAGCTCCAACATTACATTCAATTCCTGTTGCTGTAACAGCTGTTAATTTAATCTTCTTCTTATAGAATGGGTGGTGTGGTTCGGGTGCAGCATGTTCTGTTGCATTACCATCGAGTGCACATGTAAATACAATACTGTTAGGTGCGATTTCAATTTCATCACCAACTTGTAATTTATGAGCTCCAATTTCTGCTGTAAATACTCCAGTTGAAGGAACATATGTTGCACCTGTAGGAGTAAAGTTAGTAATTGTAGTTGTAGGATAAGTATGTTGCGATACGTTACCATCAAGGTCACATGTGAATGTTAAACTATCAGGTGCAATCATTATCTCATCGCCGATTTGTAAATCGTGTGAACCAATTGTTAATACAGACAATCCAGTTACTGGGTCATAAGTTGCATTACTTGTTGAGTAAGTTTTACCTGAACTATTTAGAATACCTACAATCTTATCGAATGCTTCGTTACTTCTGTATCCTGAAGCATTTTCATCAATTGCTCTTTGTTCTATAATTGAGTTATCTAATGCAGATACAAATGTATGAGGATTAGAACCACCTGTTCCAACAAACATTACAATCGATGTTGCAGTGACTGAATGGATTGGGCATGGGTGATTATAATAAGGATGTCCTGCGGCAGGTACTGAGTCATTCTGAACTCCACTTCCTGTATCACAACTAAATGTAACACCACCTGCTAAGAACCTTACATAATCTCCAACCTTTAAGTGGTGATGACCAATGGTTGCTTCAAATCTTCCAGTTTCTGGGTCGTATGAAGCATCTGTTGGTGTGAAGCTTAAACCAACTCCTTTCGCAGGAGTAATAGCATTAGCAACAGCTGATACGAAGGTATGTGGATATTGTCCAGCACCACCATCACCAACGTTCATTGTAATTGTTGTTGATGTTACACCAGTAATTGGGCAAGGTGTTCTCCAATATGGGTGATGTGACTGAGGAGATGTGTGGTTCTGTTGACCACTTCCCATATCACAAGAGAATGTTATACCGTTATCGGCTAACATAATATAATCACCGATTGCTAGACCATGTCCAGTACCGATAGTTGCTGTAAACTCTCCAGTAGCTGGGTCGTAAGTTGCATCAGTTACTGTGAATCCATTTTCTGTATTGTCTAAATTAACTCTTGTTTTTAATTCGTTAATAGCACCAGTTGTTTCTACCAATTGTTCGTTAATAACATTATCTGCAAGTGTTGTACCACTTCTATATGCAATACCAGTTTGAATTGCATTATAGTTAGAACCTGTTAGAATATCTCTTTCAACGGCTGGTAAAATATAAGATTTAATATCACGTTGACACTTGTCAGAATCATATCTGAAGTAAGTATTATCAATATAACCTTCAACTAAGTCTTGTAAGAACTCTCTGTTCTTTTGAAGTTGTTTTCTAGCATTAGCATTATCAGCAGGAACGTCACTGCTATATTGTATGTCGTCACCTAATACTGATACTGAATTTGTTAATGCTTCAACAAATGTATGTTGGTCAACTATTGCTGATTTACCAACATTAACTGTAATTTTAGTTTCGTTTGCACCAATAACTTCAATCGGTGTTCCAGCAGCTGGGTCAGAAGCTCTTGGGTAACCTGTAATAGAAGTATTATTATCTCTATCGCATGTAAATCTTAATCCACCAGTTTTTAGAAGTACTTTTCTACCGACTCCTAATCCATGACCTGATGTTAAAGCATTCGGTACGGCTGATACAAAGGTATGAACCTGTTGACCAGTTGGACCACCTGCACCTACATTTAATGTAATCGTATTTGAGCTTACTGCAATGATTGGGCAAGGTTTATTGTAATAAGGGTGATGTGCTTCAGGTGACGCATGGTTCTGATTACCTGAACCAGTGTTACAACTAAATGTTATTCCTTCTGGCTTGAACCAAATATGGTCATTAGTTGTTAATTCATGCTTACCAATTGTTGCTACCATAATACCAGTAGCAGGGTCATAACTTACATCCGAAGGTGTAAAGTCTTTCTTAGTGCCGAGTGTGATAACTGATAACCCAGTTTCTGGGTCGTAAGTTGCAGCAGTAGGAGTAAACTGTGTTCCTTTATTTTCTAAGATTTCTAATATATTGTCAAAGCTATCATCTAATCTTTGTGAAGCAAGATAAGAATCGCCATCAATTAATTCGTTTGTTTGGTCTTTTAATCTCTTATATGCAGCTACTGTTTCGTTGTTTTGATTTTCCATAACAGTTTTTGCAGTGGCCATATAATAAGCTCTACCTGCAGTAACCGCATTATAGTTTGTGTCAAACAACATATCGTTTTTAACAGCTGGAAGAATATAGTCTGAAACATCTCTTCTGCACGCTGCGCTATCGTATGCATAGAACTCATCGTTATTTTCAATCCAAACAATAAGTTCGTTAGCAATAAAATCTCTGTTATCTTGTATTAAGTTACGAGCTGCAGTATATGGAACCGAAGTATCTTTAAATATAATTGGATTAATATTTTCTTCGCCATACTCTAATACATTGAGTAATTCGCCGAATGAAGTATCAATACGCGCATTAATTTGATTATTGCCAGACTCAAATACCTCTTTTGTTCTATCTCTTAGATATTCAAGTGCACCTTTTGTTTCTTCTAATTGTTCGCCTGGTACAACATAACTGATTGGAGACCTATATGTAATTCCACCAAGTCTTCCCCAATAGTTAGTATCGAGAGCAATGTCATAACCTGTACCATCAAGTACGATACCTGAATCTCTTAAACATTTTTCTGAATCATACTCTTGGTAACCTAATCCACCGTTTGCTGTATTCGATGTAAGATAAGTAACAACATCGTCGATAATATCATCAGCAGCATTTTCAATTGTATCAGCAAATGCAGTGTTACCAATAATTGTTGCAGTGGTTGACTTAGGAGCAAAGAACTCTGTTGTACCTTTTGCTCTCATTGAGATGTCACCGAACTGAGTACCTGAGTTGTTCAGTGTCATTTGTCCACCATTCAATGCATAGAATGCACATCGTACGAAGATGGATAGAGAACCAATACCGTTAACACCAGCACCGTCTCTTGCAACATAACCTATACCGTTTTGAGTACGAGGTGTGAAACCAAAACATAATACGTAAGTATATAGTGAGTCTGTGTCTAGTACTCTTCTGTCTGCGAGTACACAACCACCACCTCTACCAACCGCTCTGTTCGGGAAGTCGTCAATACCAATAGATTCGACAACACCTACACCACCTGATTCAGTAGTTACTGTGTCACCAACCGCAAATCCTTGATTGTTCTTAAGGTTACGAACTCTAATTTTACGATAAGTTGCAATATCACCAGGAACACCTTTAATTGCATCCTGCGAATCGTCCCAAGATAAGTAACCTACAGCACCAGATGAGAATACAACTTCATCGTCGAGATTCCAATCACCTGTTAGACCAGCCTCTAAAGTAAACTCTCTACCTAAATCAGCAAGAGTACCTTTTGTGTTATATGGATTTAAAGGTGGTTCAACATCTTGTCTTAGGAAGTTAGATAACTGAGTACTATCTCTTAAATACGGAGAACGTAATAATTTAGCACCAGGTCGATAAGCGATCGCGAATCCACCTTCTGGGAAATCAAAGTTATCAACTTGGAAGTTTTGGTAACCAAATCCTTGAACATAACAACCAGAACCTACGAGAATACCATTATTGTTCTCATAACCTTTTTCTAATTCGATTACTGTAGCATACTGACCAGCTGTAGAAGTACATGAACAATCATCAGGTAGCATTAAGTTACCTTTAGTATAATATGTACCTGGGCCGACTGAAATATGTACAGCGTTGTTAATTGCGTTTCTGTTAAGCTCACCACCTGCTTTTTCTAAACAGAGCTCAAACGCTCTTTCTAATGTTCTGACAGGTTGTAATTGTGTACCTGGGTTATCGTCGTCACCTGAACCAGCATCAACATGAACTTTTAACGCTTGTGCTGTTCTGCGAGAAATGTCATCATAAAGTTGAGACATATTAACTTTTTCTGTCTCACCTGTTTTCTCATTTTTGACAGCAAAGAAAGCGTCATCGTCGATAGGTGGGTCCATCTCGTTAGATAGATTCATATCAAAGTCAACGAGGTCAGAATTTGTTATCGTACCGCCGTCAAACGTTGAACCTGATACAGCACCGTTTTCGAATGTTGAGTTATTAGAAGATAATCCATCTGCAGATGAACTTCTAATTGTCATATCAGTAGCTACAACATTATCCATTGTACCTGTAAATGAGGTATTAGATATTGCACCATCTGTAAATACAGAATCATCAATCGTTGAATTTGTAAGTGTTACGTTATTACCAGTGCCATCATTAAATTCAGATGAAGTAATAATAGTATTATTAATAGTACCATCATTAAATTCTGAATTAGTAATGATTACAGCATTTGCAGTACCACCAAGAAGTGTTGTATCTGTAAATGTATTATTTGAACCAGTACCTTCTGAGAAATCAGAATTAGTAATTGTAACATTATTAGCTGTGCTGTCAAATATATCACCACTTCCAAATGTGGAAGAAGTCATTGTAATATTATTAGCTGTGCTATTGCTGAGCGCGCCATCTGCAAACGTTGATTGAGTAATCGTTACATTATTT